TATGCAGTTCGTGCTAGATTTATAGGGCGGGAGGAGAGGGAATTCGTTATAAACACCTAATGCTTATAAGAATTGCACAGGGGTTGATATAAAGTTTTCCACAAGACTCATAATAGTTTTCCACAACCCTGTGGAAAAAGTATAAGAGTTTTCCACAGGTTTATACAATCCACGGGAGGGTTTCTTATAACAATCACACAGTGTTGTTTCGTTCTTATAAGATTGCAGAGTCGTGTTGACAACTCTCTGAGAGTTTGTTATTCTTATACCTAGGGGAGGGTTTCTTATTCTAATTACACAGTGTTGTTTTTATAGAATAAAATAGCACCCCCAGTATCACATACCCTGGGGAGGGTTATTAATTCTAATTAAACAGTACTGTTTAATTCGTTATTACGGGGGGTTCGTTATTATAATGAAACAGTGCTGTGTAATTAAAATACACAGTATATGTGATTGTTGGGTATTCTTATACCGAACCGATGCCCCCCTAAAAGTAAAAACGACCTACTACCCTAATCTATAAAAGTATGATTGTGCCTTAGAGTTTGTTTCCAAGGGAACTTTGAGATTACCTTTTTATAAAAAAAATTCCGAGGCAAATTTTTTATCTTGTATGGTTGCATAAAAAAACTCGAAGAGATATATAACGGATAGGAGACGAAATACGAGAGGCACAAATGACCGAAGAAGAAAAGGAGTTATTAATCGAGACAATTCAGTATCGACTGCAGAGTGATAAAACACTGAGTGTAGACGATATACTACGAGAAGATTTGGAAGAGTTGCTCTTCAAGGTAGAGGATATTGATGACTAAGTATGATATAAAAGTCAAAGAACTAACAGTATTGGAGAGAATATCTCCAGGGGATTTAGAGAGGAGTATAAAAGAAGTGGAGATGATTGTATGGTTAGGTGGGGGGAATATGAAAGATGTGAGTATAGTGTTAAATAAGGAGTAACCCTTGCATGATTTTGTGTAAGGTGTTATAATTGTAGTGTCGAAATTTCATTTTTATGTCTAAAGGATTTACAGTAAAAGCAAAGGCACCCATTGTAAGTGGGAGTGTAGACGAATTCAATCTTGAGGAAGCAAGAGAGATGGTTCGTGGCAAGAGCATTATTTTTTGTTTACCTGGTAGAGGTTGTTCATATATCTTTCTAAAGGCATTTATTCAATTGTGTTTTGATTTGGTACAGGCAGGAGCAAGTATTCAGATTTCGCAAGACTATAGTTCCATGGTAAACTTTGCGAGATGTAAGTGTCTTGGTGCGAATGTACTGAGAGGACCCAGACAGAAACCTTGGGATGGTAACCTGAAATACGATTATCAGTTGTGGATTGATAGTGATATTGTATTCGATACCGAGAAGTTCTATCGATTGGTAGCAATGGATAAGGATATTGCAGCAGGATGGTACATGACCGAAGATGGTCGGACTACATCAGTTGCACATTGGTTAGAGGAGGATGACTTCCGTAGTAATGGTGGTGTGATGAATCATGAGACTGGAGAGACGATGCAGAATCGTCGTAAACCATTTACAGTTGATTACACAGGTTTTGGGTGGGTATTGATTAAGCACGGAGTATTTGAGAGTCTTGAGTATCCTTGGTTTGCACCGAAGATGCAACAGTTTGAATCTGGAGAGGTTCAAGATATGTGTGGAGAGGACGTTTCGTTCTGTCTCGATGCAAAGGAAGCAGGATTTGAGATTTGGTGTGACCCTCGTATTCGTGTTGGACACGAAAAGACCAGAGTAATCTGAGTTATGAGACCCATATGGGTCTCTTTTTTTATGGTTGACGATACTTATGAGGAATGTTATAGTGTCTTTGTAAGCCATTGAGTCTGATGGCAAAAAACCGTAAGGAAAAACAACCGTTTAAGGAGATTTAAAATTATGGCAGTAAAGAAGGCAGCAAAGGGTGGTCAAAATATTGAAGCAAAACCAAAAATGACTCGTCAAGGTGAAGGACGGAATACTAAATACGCTGCGACTAGTCGCAATAACGCACGCAAAAAGTATCGTGGACAAGGACATTGAGCAACATATTTTAGAATGGATAAGGAATGTTTCGAAAATTCGTACTGAATTAAATGGATTTTCGATTTGTCCTTATGCATCAAAAGCAAAATATACCATTATTAAATGTTTAGCAGAAGACATTGTACCCATTTCAGGGTATGATGTCGTTTTTTATGTGGTAGAGGACTACTTTAATCTTAATGAAGTAGAGTATTGGGTTAAATTTTATAATGAACTATATGATGAGTGGTCATTTTTTGAAGATTGTGCAACATATGACAGCTTTATCAATGGTATTCAAACAAATAATGGTAAGTACAACCTAATTTTGATGCAAAATAAAGAAGATTTGAGAAAAAAACGAGAGGTATTAGCACAAACTACCTATTATCATCAATGGGATGAAGAATATTTACAGAAAATACTAGGGGATGACAATGACCTGTTAAATAATAAGGGATAGAAACCCCTTAAAAAGTTCTGTTTATCTTATTGGAGAAACAGATGTCAAAATACCAAGTAGATCGTGACCCGAATTACATGTATCAAATGTGGGGAACAACAAAATTAATAACTGACTACGGGACACAACCTAAAATGATTGAAGAAAATGCTACTTATGAGCAGCATAACTTTAAAAAACAGACTGAATTGCATGAAATTATTCGCAATGATGATGATTATGATGATTGGGAGTATGGTACTGAACCCTGTTATGGTAAAAAGGGTTAAAAAAGTATTATAGATATATTACATACTCCTATTTTAGGTAATGGCACTACGGGTTTCTAGGGCATTTAACGATATTAGTCTGTCTTTCACTAGACATCCAGTTACAAATGACATTCTCATGCTTAAAAATGAGGATGCGATTAAGAAATCTGTAGTAAATTTAGTGAGAACAAAGATTGGAGAGAGATTTTTCCAACCAAATATTGGTTCAGTCATTGAGAGTTCGATATTTGAACTCTCAACACCTCAAATAAGACTTACAATTGAAGATGATGTGAAGAATTTGCTTTATAATTACGAACCAAGGATTAATGTAAGACAAGTTAGAGTGTCTACATCGGTAGAAGACTACGAATTAGACATTTCAATCGAATATGACATTGTTGGTCTCCCCTTTCCAACTCAAAATATAGAGTTTATCTTACAACCAGCTAGAATATAATGTCATTCAATCAATTTACAAATTTAGATTTTAGTGATTTAAGGTCACAAATCAAGGATTATCTAAGAACTAATACCAATTTCACGGATTTTGATTTTGAGGGGTCTAACTTCTCAGTATTGATTGATATTTTAGCGTATAATTCTTATATTGCTGCCTTTAATACTAATATGGCAGTAAATGAGTCGTTTTTAGACAGTGCGACTTTAAGAGAAAACGTAGTTTCTCTTGCGAGAAACATCGGATATGTACCAAGATCAAGAAGATCCTCCAAAGCAACGGTAAGTTTTAATGTAAATACCGCAGGATTTCTTGATGTAAGGTCACTTACACTTAAAGCAGGTGTTGTAGCACTTGGGACAGTAGAATCTGGTAACTATGTGTTCTCAATTCCAGAAGATATTACAGTATCTGTAGGTAGTGATGGGTATGCTTATTTCGATAATATCCAACTTTGGGAGGGAACCTTCCTATCTAAGACATTTACTGTCGATAATTCACTACCAAATCAAAAATATATTCTTCCTAATGCTTCAGTTGACACAACTAGCATTCGTACCTTTGTAAGTGACTTAACAAACGAAGAATATAAACTTTATTCAAATATTTTGAATATTAATAATACTTCAAAGATATTTTTAGTTCAAGAAATAGAAGATGAGAGATATGAAATTATTTTTGGTGATAATGTATTTGGAAAAAGACCAACCTCTGGAAGTTCCATCTATGTAAGTTATATTATTACAAATGGAAAGGATGGAAATGGTTGTGCAAACTTCAATTTCTCTGGTATTTTAGAAGATAACAACCAAAATAGAATTACTGCTAATATTTCTCCATTATCGACGATTCAATCATCAGAAAATGGTGATGATATTGAGAAAATTGATAGCATCAAATACCTCGCACCTAGGGTCTATTCATCCCAGTATAGGGCAGTAACTGCAAATGACTACAAAGGTCTCATACCAACAATCTTCCCCAATGTAGAGTCAGTGAGTGCCTATGGAGGGGATGAATTAGACCCACCACAGTATGGAAAAGTGTTTATTTCCATCAAACCTAGACAAGGAAAGTTCTTATCTAGAGTTACAAAAGAACAAATCAAAAAAGACTTAAAACAATATACAATTGCTGGTATCAAACCCGAGATTGTTGACTTGAAATACCTGTTTGTAGAAGTTAATACAAGTGTATACTACGATAAAGGTACAATTACAGACGTAACTGGTCTTAGAAACAAGGTAATTTCAACACTAGACGGATATGGGCAATCATATGATTTAAATAACTTCGGTGGAAGATTTAAATATAGTAAAGTTGTTGCACTAATCGATGATATTAGTAATTCAATTACGTCGAATATTACAAGAATAAAGATTAGAAGAGATTTGCAACCAGTGCTTGATAGGTCTGCAACTTACGAACTTTGTTTTGGTAATTCATTCCATGTAAAGAAAGCAAATCTTGATGATAGTAGAGGTTATAATATAAAATCTTCTGGTTTCACAATTAAAGATGTGGATGGAACTGTATACATGAGTGATGTTCCAATTACAGATTCTCTAGGTCTCATTTTCTTCTTTACTTTAATTGAAAATAAACCATTTATTATCAATAACACAGCAGGAAGAGTTGACTATAAAAAGGGTGAAATCTTAATTGACACTGTAAATATTACATCTTTCGTAAGTCCAAATGGAATTGAAGTAGAAGCAGTTCCAGAATCAAATGATGTCATTGCATTGAAGGATATATATTTAGACTTAAGTATGGAAAACCTAGTTGTCAACATGGTTGAGGATAAGATTAGTTCTGGTGAAAATACCTCAGCAACAAATTATATTGTAACTTCAAGTTATAACAACGGATCAGTATATACAAGATAAAATGACAGATATTAATAAGGTAACTATTCAGAATATCATTCAGACTCAGATTCCAGAGTTTTTGAATGAGGAATCTCCTTTGTTTAAGGAGTTTTTAGGTGCTTATTATACTTCTTTAGAACATACTACAGGAACTGGAACTCTTGGTGATACTGTAGATAAGTTAAAAGATTTAAAAGAATATAATAATGAATTATTCTTTACTGCCTTTGTACCATCACGACTTGTTAGTGATATAACTGCATTTGAAACAACAATTACATTAACACATACAATTGGTTTTCCAGAAAGAGATGGTCTTGTAAAGATAGATAATGAAATTATTTACTATAAATTAAAAACTGCAAATACTCTAAAAGAGTGCTCTAGGGCATTCAGTGGCATTCTTTCTGTTGCAGATAAATCCTCTAGTCAATACATTAAAACAACCACTGAGGGGCATTCTGCTGGGTCTACAGTAGAAAATATGACCCTAGTATTTTATTCAGAACTATTTAAAAAATTTAAATCACAATTTTTACCTGGATTCGAAGATAGGTCATTTATACCTCAGGTAAAACTCACAAATGTTTTATCTAGAGCAGTTGATTTTTATACCACTAAGGGAACTGATACATCATATAAGTTGCTATTCAAAGCACTTTATGGAAAAGATGTATCTATAATTAAACCACAAGATTTTCTATTAAGACCATCTGATGATAGTTATTTTGTTACTAGAAATGTTTTAGTTGAAAAAATTAGTGGAAGTAATCCACTTCTTATTAAAAATTGTACTCTGTTTCAAGATATTGGGGAACTAGAACCAGCAAGTGCTGCAATATATTCTATTGAATATAGACCAGTAGATGGAAAAGATTTATATGAGATTTTCTTAGATGAAACATCATTTACATATAACTTCACCACTACTAAAAAAACTAATACAACAAAATTAGTATCGACAGGTGATACTACAATCAATGTTGATTCGACTATTGGATTTCCAAATAGTGGTTCCATTCAGGCAAAACCATCAGGTGTTGGATTCCTAGTTGATATTACATATACAGATAGAACAAATACACAATTTCTTGGTTGTCGGGGAGTTATTACCAATATTTTATTTGGTGATGAAATAATTGAGAATAACTATGCATACACATACGATAAAA